ACATTGCAACAGATTTATTTTACAAAATACGAAGCAGATTCTCTGGTCTAAAATTAGGAACGGAATCTGGTGAGATAACTATTATCCCAGAGGATGCACGTTTCTTCGATTTTGATTATATGGAAGGTGAAACCGCTATTGGTCATGTGAGTATTAGTTTGGCTGAACAGAATTCCATGAAGGTATATTTCTCACATGGAATTACCGAAACCATGGATACAAATCAAAAGAACAACTGGTATGGGTTTTTAAAGGAGTTAAGGATATTTGCAAAACGCAGGCTGTTAAACTTCGATCCTAGAGACATTGCCAAAGACAACCTAGATCAAAGAGACTATTCGTTCTTGAGCCAAAATGCAAAATCTGCATCACCAGCACCAATTGGAGAAAGTATAATGAGTGAAAGTAACCTTTATGGTACTAAAAACGTAAGCTATCAGAAGTTGATGGATACACGATTAATTATCAAGCACAGTAAAACCTTGAATGATGATATGGCACCTGGGTCTCGTTCACGCAACATCTCAGCCCTATTCGTAGAGAATAGTGATGGTGAAAGATTCAAATACCCATTCAAACACTTGGCTGGTGCTAGAGCTATGCAACGACATGTTGCTAATGGTGGTTTGCCTTATGATGAACTTGGTAAATCTATTACTGGTATGAGTGAAGAAATTGCACAGTTGAAAAGTTTTGGTAACTATGTTGTTAGAAACGATTTGATGAATTCAGATACTAATAATATGGTAGAACGTAGTACTGCCCAATTGGACCACCTACGCGAAACTTTACACAAATTGGCAAAACAACACCACTACGAATCATACAAAGAAAACTTCAAAGCTGCCGCACCAATGGAAATGCCGCAATCTGTAGTTGAAGAATATAAAGATAAGTTCACTGTACGTAACTTCAAAGAAGATATCGCATCCGTGTTCCCTGTTATCTATAGATTGATGCAAGAAAACGGCATCGAGTATTCTGATATTGTTAGTATGACTTCTTCAGATGAACCTGTTTCTGAAGAAATCTCGGTTATTGACCCAATGTCTAAATTTGAACAATGGGCTATGAACTTAGGTGAAGAAGATGCTATTGTTAGTACCGACCCAGAAAATCAAAAGTCTGCTATTGCTGAACTACAAGACTTAGTTAAAGAACCTTTACCTGCTGGTGTCGATGGATTGAATGCCATTGAAAGCCTAAAAGGTATTATCGATGAACCCGCTTTGAATAGAGCAATCGTTAAATCTGCAAACGAAGATCCTGAAAAATGCGTGATTCCTTTGATTCAATCTTTCTTACAACAACATGCACCTGAAGTAGTTGATCAAATCGATTGGGAACATGGCCATGAATCTGAACATTCGGATACTGGTGAAACTGAAGTTGAAAAACTCGAGAAAGAAGACGTAGCCTCTGAATGCGGTGATTCCGATGAAGAAGAACGTGGACACAGCAACGTAGATATGAATGAACTATTCGAATACGTTAAATCTTTCTACGACCACATGGAAAACAAATTCCCATTAGGTCCAGAAAAAGTAACCATCATGGTTGGTAAGAAGTTCGGTGAATCAGCAGCCAATGCAGTTAAGAAACTAATTGAACGTATGGCTCCTGAACAAGCTAGTGTTGGTATTCACGCTGCCCCTGAAGAATCTTCTGAAATCGCTCGCTTTAAACAGTTAGCTGGAATTTAAAGGTTGACTTTGTACCCTTTGGTTGATAAGATTGAAGGGTACTTGGAGAGCTACTATGACCTTAACTGAAATATTCAATTTAGATCCACCCGAAGACGAATGGGATTTACCTCCGATCGAATTCGTCATGTTTGAAATCGGTTCTGGTAAGTTGTACATCTCAAGTAAAATAGCAGGTCGTTCATGTGCAGTTCAGTACTTAATTGATGGTAATAATATACGTATTGAATACCCATTTTCAGATGTAGAAGGTAAGTTAGCCAATTTCTTAGTTAAGAATCGATCTACTATCTTAGAGTTTTGGGAATGTGGTGGTTCGTTCATGCTATGTGAGTTGGTTAATTTCGTTGAGAATCGATTTGATGATTAATTGATGCACCGATTGGTTAGACCGGTGCATGCTGGATGCTTATCTTTTAGAGCAGTTCTTGAATAGCCGCCCAAGAAAGTTGATCCTTAGTCAAGATATGAATAATAACATTATTATCTTTCATAGCTTGATTGATTTTCGGGATATCTTTTGGGATAAGCCAATCGTTCTTTGGATCTAAGTATATATCCTGTTCAGTTAGATAAAAGTCAGCAAAATACTTTTTCTTTTTACCACCTACGAAGTAATACATGTGTGGTGGTCGTATCCAAGGGATTTGATTTACATCCAAATCAAAGGCAACTCGATACTCATAAGAGGATTCTAACCAAACACGACCAGCGAACGGTGAATCATACCAGCCATATGCATGATTGTTCCGATTACCACCGAACAATGGGTTGTTTTTGGCAGTTCGAGATATGATCTCTTTGTAACAGTCATCCGAACATGTGCGACGATCACCTACTTTATGGTACCATTTACCACATTCCATGCATTGTGCTACTCTAGTGTATGGTGGTTTTGGATTAAGTTCGAGATTCTTGCGAATGGACGCACTTGTTTTTGCACGGTGTTTGGCAGTTGTTTTACGACCAACATTGTTATGAGATGCAGCGCAGCTAGTTGAACAAAACTTGTTATACGCCCTGCTTGTGATTTTACCGCAATGTTTGCATCTACTTAAACCAGCGATATGAGTTTCAAGGTAAGAAACTAGTACTACTTTTTTGGAATAAATACAGGAGCATTTGGTAGTATCTTTTCTACCATTAACGCCACCATGAACGTGGTAGTGTGCATCCAATGAACGACTGTTGTCGAATTCTTTACCGCATATTTTACATTTATAAGTCATAATAGTATATTGAAAGTTAGGTTGAAAGGATGTACATGTGGGCCATGCACATCCATATTTATAAAGTTGGAAAATGTTGAGTTTTATATAAATACATTGTAAGTTAAAACAAGCCATCTTCGCATAGCGGCTATTGCACCGGTCTAGTAATCCGGCGAGGTTAAAAACTCATCATCGGTTCGAGTCCGATAGATGGCTCCATATAAATCAATAACTTACACAATAAAAGATAATTAACCCATATTTGAAAAAAGTTCCCTAATAGCGAGATTACAGACTTACGATATTTCAATGATGGAAAATAAAGATTGACATACTAAAACAAAACAACTATACTTAACAAATGACGTCAAGTCTCAAGTTAAACAGAAATAAAGATTGACAACTGCAAACAAACACTATATACTTAACAAACTGGGCTAAGAAACCCTTAGCCCAAACTTTCAAAAGCAACCTAGGACGGCATTATGATTTAGATATATACTTACAACAGCGTTACAATTCACAAGAGCAGTACAAACTTTTTACTTTTTATAGGAATACAAAAATGGCATCTTTAGCTGAAATCCGCGCAAAACTTCAAGCATCACAAAACAACCAATCTAACAATGGTTCTAATGGCGAACCAAGCGTTATCTATCCACACTGGAACATTGCTGACGGCAATGAAACAACAATCCGATTCTTACCGGATGCAGACACAACCAATGATTTCTTCTGGGTTGAAAAACAAATGATTAGACTTCCCTTCGCTGGCATTAAAGGCGAGGCAGATTCACGTCCCGTTGTTGTTCAAGTTCCATGTATTGAAATGTATGATGCAAAAGCATACTGCCCAATTTTAACCGAAGTTCGTGGTTGGTTCAAAGACAAATCTTTGGAAGAAATGGGTCGTAAGTATTGGAAAAAACGTACATTCTTAGCACAGGGCTTTGTTGTTGAAGATGGCTTGAAAGAAGAAAACCCACCTGAAAACAAAATCCGTAGATTCATTATCAGTCCACAAATCTTTGGTTTGATTAAATCTGCCTTATTAGATCCAGAGTTGGATGAATTACCAACTGATTACTTACGCGGTCTTGACTTCCGTATTTGCAAAACATCAAAAGGTGGATTTGCTGATTACTCAACTTCTAAATGGAGCCGTCGTGAACGTGCTTTAAATGAAGAAGAATTGCAAGCAATTGCTGACCATGGGTTATTCAACTTAGCTGACTTCTTACCTAAACGTCCTGGTGAAGTTGAGTTGAAAGTTATCAAAGAAATGTTTGAAGCATCTGTTGATGGTGAAGCCTATGATGTTGAAAGATGGGGTCAATACTATCGTCCAAATGGCATTCAAGCACCTACTACTGAATCTCGTGTAGTTGCTGCACCGGCTGCTCCAGTAGCTACGTTAGTTGCTGACCCAGTTGTTTCTGCTCCTTTATCGGCTGCTGATGATTTACCATGGGAAACTCCTGCTGCGGCTTCTTATGCTGCACCTGCGGTTGCACCTGAAACGACTGGTGAAGGCGCAAGTCGTGCACAAGACATTCTTAAAATGATTCGTGACCGTCAAACGGCTTAATCAGTAGTATAGGGTGTGCGGGGTAATTCCTGTACACCCTTTTTTCGTTTATAGAGGAGAGGCAATGAAAGCATTTGACGTAAGTAAATTTCGTAAAACATTAACCAAGTCTATCGAAGGTCTTGGTGTTGGTTTCAATGACCCAACTGATTGGATTAGTTGTGGTAATTATGCACTTAACTATTTGATTAGTGGTGATTTCAATAAAGGTATTCCATTAGGTAAGGTTACGGTGTTTGCTGGTGAATCTGGTTGTTTACCTGCATTGGCTAAGGTCGATGTCAAGTACACAATTGATGATGTTGAGGTTGCTGAAACGGTAACAGTTTCTAAACTTCGTTCTTTAGTTCATGATGACGCGGTTTCGAGTTTAAGTATCGCTACACCAGATGATTATCAACTTGTTGGTCAGTGGTTCGACAAAGGTTCATTAGCTGTTGTTCGTATTTCAACTGCTACTAGAAGTGCAGAATCAGCAACAAACCACTTGTATCAATTAACTGATGGTGAATGGGTTACTGCTGGTGCATTGACCATCGGTGATTCAGTTATGACGGTTGATGGTGCTGAAGAAATCGTTTGTAAAGAATTCTTGGCAGATGCTGAGTGTTATGATTTCGAAGTATTGCATCCAAACCACCGTTACTGGAGTGATGGTTTCTCAAGTCATAATAGTGGTAAGTCTTATATTTGTTCTGGTAACATTGTTAAAAATGCACAGGAACAAGGTATCTTCGTTGTTTTGATTGATACAGAAAACGCGTTGGATGAAGCATGGCTTCATGCGTTGGGTGTTGATACAGCTGAAGATAAACTTATGCGTTTAAGTATGTCTATGATTGATGACGTGGCTAAGACTATTTCTGAATTCATGAAAGAGATTAAAGGCATGAACGAAGAAGATAGACCTAAAGTGTTATTCGTAGTGGATTCGCTTGGTATGTTATTAACCCCAGTTGACATTAATCAATTTGAAAGTGGCGACCTTAAAGGTGATATGGGTCGTAAACCTAAAGCATTATTCGCCTTAATTCGTAACTGCGTTAATATGTTTGGTAATTATAATGTCGGTATGGTGTGCACTAACCACACATATGACTCGCAAGACCCTTACAACCCTGATCCAAAACTAAGTGGTGGGTCAAGTTTCGCGTATGCTTCAAGTATTGTTGTGGCAATGAAGAAGTTGAAACTAAAAGAGGATGAAGAGGGTAATAAAACAACTACGGTTCAAGGTATTCGTTCTGGTTGTAAGATTATGAAAACTCGTTATGCTCAACCTTTCACTGATATCGAAGTACATATCCCATATAATGAAGGTATGAGTTTGTACAGTGGTATGTTTAGTTTATTGGAAGGTAAGAAGTTAATCCAAAAAGAGGGTAACCGATATTCGTACATTGATACTAATGGGGTAACTCATAAGTATTTCCGTAAAGAGTGGAATCGAAATGAGAATGGTATCTTAGATTTGGTTATTTCTGAATTTGCTACTAAGTTAGCCGGTTCTGAAGAACTAAAAGATGATGCAATCGAAATGGATGAGCTAGATCTCGATTAAATCATCCCAAAAACCCGTCTTTTTACGAGGCGGGTTTTCCAAAATGATACATAAGGTCAGTTAACATTTTTAATTAAGGAGAAAACAACCCATGAAAGAAGCATTAATCACTGACATTTGGACTGTATTAGTTGAGCACTTATCAGAAAGGCAACGCAAGAATGCGGCAGTTGAGTATGTAAATGTATTACAAGACCACGGGATTAAAGAAACGACGTTAGAAAGTTTAGTAGGTGTAGACCCATACTTAGACTTTGCATTAGAAGCAGTTATGGATGACGAAGACGAAGACTACGACGACGAATAAGGTGAAAAATGACCAATTGGTATGACAAAGTTTCACGGGATATAACGAATGTTCCACACGCAATTGCCCATTATCGGTCAGAATTAGGTTCTGCCAAGGTAGACGTTAAGATTTCTGGTAGTATTGAACGTGCGGCAGCTGCAATGCCAGGGATTGTTGAAACACGTTTTTGCCAGTTACAAGAGATTGAGGCTATATTGGAATACTTGAACATTTGTTTGAAGCAGATGAAAAGTCAACATTTCCAAAAGTATCTTGAAACATATCAACGTTCTTTGAGTAGTAGAGATTGTGATAGATATGTAGATGGAGAACAAGACGTGGTTGATTTTGAGATTTTAATCAATGACGTTGCCTTACTCAGAAATCAGTATCTTGGTGTCATCAAAGGATTGGATATTAAGCAATGGCAGTTATCCAATATTGTTAAGTTAAGAACTGCTGGATTGGATGATGCGTCTATCTAAAAGATAATTGATACACTTTGTATCCACCATTGACACGGAAGCCCACTCTCGAGTGGGCTTTTTGTTATCTCAAAATTACAATAAATATAGGAAAAACTACGAGGTTAAATCCATGAGAATAACAGACATCATCGGCGAATCAGCAATCGATGAAGCACCACTCCCACCAGATTGGGATAAATCGGTATACACACCAAAAACATCATACAAGAAAAGAATTGAATATGCGGTAGCACGTGCCCAAAAGATGGGCAAGGGATCATCGAGAACTGCTTTTGATATTGAATACGAAGGTAGACCAACTGTTCTTAAAGTTGCGCATAATGTAAAAGGTATGGCACAGAACAAAGAAGAAGCAGAAATACTAGATGATGGTTATGTGCAAAATTTGGGAATTACTATTCCAATTATCGATTACGATGAAGAACATGATGAACCGGTTTGGATTCATACAGAAAAAGCACAGAAAGCTACTGAAAAACAATTGTGCAACTTGATGAAATGTGGTACTTTACGTTTATTGGTTGCTATGGCATTTGCTAGTACTGGTAAGAAAGGTGGAACCTTAAGTCACGAAGAAGTTATTCGTGAGTTGAAATCAGACCGCTTTAAGTACACAGACGAAGATGTTGAGTTGTGTGAAGAATATGCACAGGCATTAACTGAACTTGCAGTTAATTTTGATGTAGGTTTATGGGATTTTGTAAGAACAGCCAACTGGGGTTTATTTAATGGTAAACCTGTTGTAATTGATGTTGGTTATACTGATGCAGTTCACGCGGCACATTATCGATGAATACAATAGTAATAGTAACTGGTGGATTTGATCCGATTCATTCTGGTCATATAGAATACTTGAAGGCTGCTAAGACTTTGGGTGATATACTTGTTGTTGGTGTGAATAGTGATGAATGGCTTGTTCGTAAGAAAGGTCAGGCTTTCATGCCACTTGACGAGCGGGTATCTATCATTCAGAATCTAAAGATGGTTGATGATTGTATTGTATTTGATGATACGAATGGTGATGCAATTGATGCTATCAATCGAGTCAAAAATTTATACCCAGATAACCGGTATATCTTTGCTAACGGTGGTGATAGAACGGCTAGTAATATCCCAGAGATGTCAGTTAGGAATGTAGAATTTGCATTTGGTGTTGGTGGTACTAATAAAAAGAATTCAAGTTCATGGATATTAACTGAGTGGAAATCACCCAAGACCGAAAGGCCATGGGGTTATTATCGAGTATTGCATGATGTTCCTGGAATAAAAGTTAAAGAATTAACAGTAAATCCCCAGTCATCATTATCAATGCAACGACATGAATCTCGGTCTGAGTATTGGATGGTAGCTGAAGGTACGGCAACTGTTACTAGTTCTGATTCGATTTCTACATTGGTTACACATGATGAATATCACGTACCTGAGCATACTTGGCATCAATTGAGTAATATCACAGATAGACCACTAAGAATAATTGAAATACAATACGGTGAAAGTTGTGTTGAAGAGGATATTGAAAGAAAATGATTACAGTATTCATTGGGTATGACCCACGAGAAGCAATAGCTTATCATGTTTGTGCTAATAGTGTTATTAGACATAGTTCAAAGCCAGTAGCATTAGTTCCATTGGCTTTGGATAATATAAAAGATTATGCAGAAACGCACGACGATGGTAGTAATCAATTCATTTATAGTCGATTCTTAGTTCCTAGTTTAATGAATTATGAAGGTTGGGCAATCTTTATCGATGGTGATATGTTACTACGTGAAGATATTGCTAAACTCTGGGAGATGCGAGATCCGACAAAAGCAGTTCAATGTGTTCATCATAATTATGAAACTAAGATGACTACCAAGTACTTGGGTTCAGTTAATCAAAATTATCCACGTAAGAATTGGTCTAGTGTGGTAATGTGGAATTGTGCACATCCAGCTAATGCTATGTTAACCTCTGGTTTAATACAAGCCTCCTCGGGTGCATTTTTACATCGTTTTACTTGGTTAACTGATGATTTGATTGGTGAATTGCCAGTTGAATGGAATTGGTTACCTGATGAATTTGGTGCTAATCCTGATGCTAAACTTCTACACTATACACTTGGAACGCCTTGTTTCCATGATTTTGCACTAACTCCAATGGCAGACGAATGGCACAGAGAAAGAATGTTAACAAACTACTCGACTCAAGTAAATGCAGTTTCTTAGTAAGAATCTTCAAGATGAGTACGTGGGTATGCTTGCGACTAGCCATAATCATGATGTGGTTGGATATCATGTTTTTGATTACGATGCTGGTACAGACCCTCTTGTACTCAGGGGCATTCTCAAACATAAACTTATCAAGCGTTGTTGGGCGGATAATCGCGATTTCTACTACATAGATAGTGGGTATTTTGGAAATAGCAAGTATAATAAGAATCCATTGGGTAATAAGTTATATCATAGAATCGTAAAGAATGATTTGCAACATGGTGCTGTAGTTGAAAGACCTGCGGATCGATGGTTGAAACTAGGATTGACACTTTCTAATTGGCGAAATACTGGTAGAAATATACTAGTTGCTGCACCGGATGAAAAGCCTTGTAAGTTTTATGGTGTCGATAAAGATACTTGGATTGCTGAAACCGTTGCTACTATTAAACAACATACAGATAGACCAGTGATTGTTCGTGATAGAGCAAAATTACGCAGTGAGAGAATAACAAATACTTTACAAGAAGCGTTATCAGATACGTTTGCATTAGTTACGTTTAATAGCGTAGCAGCCACTGAAGCAATTATGTATGGAATACCGACATTTACCTTAGTGAACAATGCAGCTAGTCCAGTTTCATTACAAGATTTAAGCAAAATAGAAACACCTTATTATCCAACTATGGATGAACGTTACGCATGGGCTTGCCACTTAGCCTATGGTCAATTTCACGTCACTGAACTAAAAGATGGTTCAGCCTTACGAATTTTAGGATTATGAAGATATTAGTTAGTATTGCATCTGGTGCGAATAATGCTGAACGTAATGTATTGCGTTCATTCTATGAAGGTATTGAACGGTATTACTTTCAGTTATTTGCGGTTAATAATCAACGCATGTTGAAAAAACAACACGGCATTGATTTACGGATGAGTTACGATAATGAAATAGAATCGTGTGATATTGCTGTGCAGTTTGGTACGGTTAAACCTAGATCAGCCGAACATCATGTAACACGGCAAAGTATTCAAAAGAAGGCTGAACAAGTAATCTACATTGAAACTCCGCTATTGGGTAGAACTATTGTAGAAGGTAGTAAACATCAATATTATCGAGTTGGTATCAATGGATTTATGAATAATGATGGTATATTCTATGGTGATTCGATTGATAAAACTCGGTTACCTGATATGAAACAGTATTTGAATATTCCAGAATTTGCTGGTTGGAAAGATCATTCGGTGGGTAATATCTTGG